TCCAGAACAGCAATCGCAGCATTAGAAAAAGAGTTATTATAAATCACCGCAGCTTGAGCAGTAATAGTAGCGTTAGCCCATGATACATTATCAGCATCAAAGATCGCCGTACTACCATCAAGCGTAACAGCCATACCTGTCATCGCTGCTCCACCCGCAGTATAACCTGATCCACTAACTTCATTCGCAGTAGCGTATGCTGTTGTTGCAGAACTTAAAGTTGCTGTATTATCATAGAGAGCTACTTTTAAAGTATTAGCTTCCAGATTAGCAGTAGTATCCATTAAGTCTTCCTTGAATGTATTAGCAAGAGCTTGTACTATCGCCATGTTATTGTCCTCCAGTTATTGTGTTCTCACCGAGAGGACTGCCAGGGAATTTATAATCTGTTCTTCTTCTTCTTCGAGCTTGATTATTAATTGTAACAACCGCTTCGGTATATTTTTTATTGTATATACTATAATCTTCTATGTTCTTTGTAAAGAGGTTTGCTTCAGAAAGAACACCATAAAATAAACCGTAGGGAGCATTGTTCGAATACCAGTTAGTAGTTGTATTCGCTGATAGACCTGCGATATTGGCTGTATATCCTAATTGACACGTATAACCACTATCCGGAGTAGGAACTATAAGTAATACGTCATCTGTAAAATTAGCAAAATACTTGGGAGTTCCAGTAATAGCTGAATTAGGCCAATATTCTTGACAATATTCTAAGGGTTTAATCTGTAAAAAACTTTTCTCATTATCTACGATTATATTAAGATAATTAATTAATTTCGTATTAGTAGGAATACTTAAATATTCAGAATTAGCAGTAAAAGCAGAAGCTTGTTGAGATTCAAATCCAATAGGATCAACATCTCTTGACAGTCTAAATTCTGCTGCCATAATAAAATTTGGAATTTGAGCTACAAAGTCAGTTCCACTATTTTCCATCCAAGTTTGAACATCACTTGTTAGACTTGAGTATGTCATTGGATTTGCCATGTAAAAGCTCCTTTACTTTATGTTTATCTTTATCTGCTACATTAAACTTCGACCAAACATTTCCCTTAAAAGCATATGTTCCATAATGAGTTAAGGGACTCATTAAATCAGCATAAATTTTTCCACCTATCTTTTGCCAAAGTCTACAAAAACCGTAGTCCTCACTTAAATATCTATTACTTTTTTCATCAATAATACAGTCAAAAAGAGCATAGCAGTTTTTAGATTTAAATGATTTACCATTAATAATCTGATCAGTCGTATATTGAAGATAAGGGTAAGCTTTTATAAGTCTATAAAAGACTTCTTTTTTAATAAGCATAAAACCAGTGGCTGAATCTAATACCTCTATAAATCCCCTATCCATCTGAATACTTTCAGGATGAACCATATTAATATTATAACCTAAAGATTTTTCTTCCATTAATTCAAAATCACCTTTTTTAGCATTTTCTTTAATTTTATTCCAATCAATACTTTTACGTGGATATACACCAGTGACTATATCTTTATCAAATTCGACCATTCGTATAATAGATTGAGCAGGAAAACTTATATCAGCATCTATGAACATTAAGTGAGTATGTGACTCTGGATCTTTATCACATGTATCTAAAAACTGAGCCACCAAAGTATTACGCGCACGCGTAATTAAACTCTCATTTCCCATCGAATTTATATAAAGTTTCCATTTACGTTGTGCAAATAGAGCAGAAGTATTTAAGATGGAATGAAAATAAGCTTCATTAATCATACCTCCAAAACAAGGAGTAGAAATTGTAACACCGATTTTTTTAGAAGGTGGATCTGGATCCTTAGATTTTTTATCACTCATGTAATAACGATTGTAACACTTCCGAGACCAGTTGTTAACAAATTTGTTGTGCCCTTTCCAATACCAATATATTCAGAAGGAAGTGAAGGAGGATAAATTGGTTCCAGCTGATCGGGAACTCCTCCTGTCTGAGAAAGATTGGCTTGAGGTCTAGCATTTTTTAAAGCTACTGCATCAGTAAAATATGTAAGAGAAAGTTGAGGTTGTTTAGGTTCCCACTCTGAATCATGAACAAAAGATCCAGTCCATTCAAATCTCATTTCATTATAAGGAAAAGCCAATCCACTTCGATCAGAGATCGCCAATCCAAATTGTCCTGGAGCCCATTTTTGAGATGGGGCTCTTTTAGGTTTTTTTCCTTGTCCTGGAAAATTAGGCATAATATTTAAGTTCCGTTATAATATGAAGTTGATGGAAGAATCCTAGTTGAAGGAGTATCATCACCTGCTATTAGTCTTTCAAAAGCTTGTTCATAGTCGAGTTTTAATTCTGCTCGTCTATTTATATCTATATTAATTCTTTTTTGTGATAAAAAATAAGTTAGTCCAGAACACATACACTCGATCGCACGTGAAGGAACATCTGTATTTTGTTCTACTCCACCCACAGTCTGTGCAGTAATATCTTCTATTCTTCTAATTCTCCAATAATTTACAACATCTGTAGAATCATCAGGAGCTGGATATAAATAAATTTTAGGTGTACTTGTTCGTTGTAAATAAAATTGAGTTGGTCTTGACTCAGTCGTTTTGGTTTGAATCGCTGAATAATCGTTAAGACCTAATCGTGACATAACATAATATTTACCATCACTTTCTTTAATATTGGCATTAATTATATCGATTGTATCTGCGGGAAGATCATACGAGATTGTACTTTTAACAAGGGTTAAATCTTTTTCTTCGACTGTCCATTGATTATAGCCTCGATTAGCCCAATCACTAAACATAATATTTAAACTACGTCTAGCAGATCGTACATCATAACCTAAAATAGGATCTCCTCCTATTCTATCATATGCTTCTTGAATGACATCATTAACAGTTAAGTTAAATGTCGCTGTACCTGATAGAGCCATTTTTGATTATCCCCAAAATGATGTAACTGCAGTAACATTTGTTAAAGTTGCATTACAATTAGTTGAAAATCTTATTCCTTCTCCTGGAAACGAAATCCAGACTTGACCACTATCTAAACCAGCTGCTGTATCCAACGTTAATAAATTAGTTCCTGCGTCATCAAAAACGACTGTTCCTGCATTTGCTGATGGAAGACAAACACAACCATAAAGTCGAATTGGACCTGCAAAAACTGCGCCGGTTGCTGCTAATCTCTTTGCTGTAATATTTGATCCTGCCATATCTTCTCCTATGTATATCTAACCAAGTTCTGCATTCTCTTTTCGAGATCGACAGCTCTTGACATTGGGTTATTATAACTTGTTATTTGAGAGAGTAAAGACTTCATATTCTCTTTTTCTTGAAGATCACTTAAAGCAGATCCTCCTGTATAAGGATCAGCAACATCTTCATAACCCGAAATTTGACCACCTGATTCACCTGCTTGAAAATTCTCGAATGTATTAATAACTTCTTTAATGGAGTCTAATCTTTTTTGTAAATCTTTATCAGCTTCGGCTTCTTGCTTTTCTTCTTCTGCTTTCATTTCTTCGTATATTTTAACTCTTTTTAAATCATACGCTTCTTTATCTTCTTTACTTAATTCTTTATATTCTGTATCGATTGTTTTATCAGCTTCTTCTGTAACTTTTTTTTCAAATTCTGAAGCAGCTGCTTTCTTCTCTTCATCAGTTTCCAAAAGATTATCTATTATCTCTGAAGCTTTAGTAGACCACGCTTCTCCTTTTTCTTTTATCCATTTTCCAAAAGCTGTACTTTCACTTGCCATAAATTCCTTTGTTATAAGAGGGCCCGAAGGCCCTCACTATAATTATGTTACGTTGTTATTCTGAAGATATGATACTGTAACTATACCTTCACCAACAGTTCCATCGCCATCTGTCGCTGTAAACTGAGCGACTACGTTAGAATCAGTTGTCCCAACATCTGCCAATGCTGGTATTGCTGCAGCAATTGGTTGTGTTCTTGCTATCGTTTTTGCAGTTGTCGCAGCAATGTATGCTGTTCCATTTGCACTTGTTCCCACAGATAAAGTCGCAGCGTTAGTGTCGTCACCTGCGACGATGACATCCATCTTAACGTCAACTATTTGTGAGTTTGCTGGAATAACACCTACTGTAGTATTAGCACTTGCTCCGCTCAAGGTTATTGATTTTGATTGTACCATTTCTACAAAACCAACGTTCTTGATATCAGAACCTACAGTAGTTCCTGTTGTTTCTCTTATCGTTCCAGCTTTTACTGGACCCGAAAATGTTGTTGTTCCCATAAGTCTACCTCCTTTGTAGTCTGCTCACGCAGTCGTCTGGGTTGTTACTAGGCGTCGTAAGACGCCTAGTAGTTATTTAGTTATTACGCTGCTCCTTCAGTACCGTAGATTCCTCTCCAGTCTGTAAAGCCAAAAGAATATCTTTCTCTTGTTTTGTAACGTAAGTTGCCAGTACCAAAATCGCCTTCTACAGCTTTTTTGATTGGTGCTCTAACAAAGTGTTTCATTCCATCTGGACAATCAGTACCTATAAACCACTGATCTGCATCAGTAAGTCTTTGATTGACAACCACTCCGCCTGGAATCATACCTAATGCTTTTACAGCATTGATATCATTGTCAGCCGTTCCTGGTCTTAGATTAGAGTTTAACACTCTTTCTGCAACGAATAGCAATTCAGGTGGACAGATCAACTTTTGACCTATCAACGCGATTGGGATTTCTCTGTCGTCTTTAGCCTCTGCTATTTGAATTAACAAAGTTTCTAAAGAAGTTTCAGATAAATCTGCTGCTGTTGCTAAAGTGTTAGATTGCGTGCTACCGCCTCCAGTTGGATGAGAAGCACTTAATAAAGATACTCCGTCTCCTCCTGTTGATGTAGTAGTCGCATTATTTAAGACGTTTGCACCTTTGATCTCTTTAGTGTGTTGCATTGATCTTGCCAATGCTCTTGCGTATTTCGCACCTAGAGATCCGTACAATCCATCTTCCTCAGCTTCTTCTGTAATAGAAAATGCTAAGGCCACTGTTTCGTGAACGTACCTAGCGACGTAGCCTTCTCGACCACTTTCGTAGGTAATCATTGCACCTTCTGCCTTCGTTGGAGCTTCTCCGAATCCGATCATTTGAACGTCTTCTTCGAAAGCCTTCATTGATTGCTCTGTAGAATAGATTGCTCTCCATTGCTCTGGATAACGATCATATTCCATACCAAACACGGTATTTAAACCTAGATTGAGCTGTTTGGTAAACGCTGCTCTATTTAAAGCCATAACTCATATCCTCCTAAATACCTGCTGTGTTAGCTCGAAGCTGATGGTTGTTTATATAAACTTCCACTTTAGCTGCTGCTCCCACGGCATTGCTTGGATCATCGACTAATCGTAATATTCTTATAGGAAGGGTATTAGTAGTAGCAAATGTGCTAACTGTAATTTCCTGTTTTGAATATCCGAAGTCTGTGTTCCCGGCTGTTAGTGTTACATTAGAATTCAAGCCTACGTCTGTGTTAGCAAACGTACCGTCGCATTGAATACTAAAGACTATGTCCGGATCATCATATACATATGCTTTGACCGCTGAATTGGTCTTCACAGTTGTACTAGCTGTCCAGACTTTGAGGAATTTTACATCCCCTGTGGCTTGATCTGTGTACTCGCATCCCGCAAATACGCCAATCGGCTTAGTGTCATTAGCCATAAGGGTAATTGTCCCATTGGTCAATAACTGAACTGCATCTCCGTAGAAGATAGAAGTTCCAGAGCCATTAGCAATTTCGTATGCATTAGTTCTGATCACACCACCTGCTAAATGCCTTACGGGTGTAAACCCTTGAGGCGCGTCTAAGTTAGCCATAATAATCCTCCTAGATTATTTGTGATTTAGTTACTCTTTTATACCGCCTCTGGTAACCTCTGTCTTATAGGTCTTTTGAATAGGATTTCCAGGTTGTTCAACTTTGTTTAAGTCGTGATCGACTGACCTTTGAAGATTTAATGTTTTCTTACGATAAAAATCATCGCGTTGTTTCTTCATCTCCACAGGCATTTCACAAAGGACCATACCCTCCATTCCTATATAACCAGCAAACTTACCATGTTCTAGCGTAGCGAAGTTTGGATCTTTGACCGATTTAGGATCACGAGGTTTCCATCCTTCTCTCATACGTTTAGCAACGTTTGTTGGTGTGTCTTGACCTAAAATGCTAGTTGCAATCCAACGTTGTACGTAACCTTCACGCGGTTGGGGTGCCTCTAATAAGTTAGCAGGACGCCACTGATTGACACGAGTAGATTTCTCCTCTCGCGTTTGATTAACTATTTTATTAGTCTTTTCCATATTTGCAGGCTCCTTTATTGTTGACCTGTATCACTAAGGTTTTTTACTTCCCTAGCAAAACGTTTCAGTGCCGTCTCATCATTTATGTCGATACCAAAACTCTTTGCAGTATCTAAATCATCTTGAGTGAGCTTTACTCTATTGCTTTTTCCAGATTTTGTTCTGGAAACTGAAGCAACTGGAGATTGCACTCTAGTTGTCTTTGATTGTACACTACTTTTTTCATCTTGAACAGCCTTTTTATCGAAAAAGCCAGGTAGTGTCGCTTTAAGACGTTTGTCGATCTCTTCATAATAACCTGGATCATGAACGTCCCAACCTTCTTCTGTTAATTCGCCATCGATACCATAAACTAAAGATGTTGCTTTAGTATGCCCTGGTTTATTAAACCAACCAGCATTTTTCGATGCCCATTCTTTAGCGAGAGGAGGAAGAGGCTTAGTTTCACCTTTCTTCTCTGGCTTTTCTTTAGAAACATCAGCATCATCAAGTTTATGCATTTCACTACGAATATCAGCCATTTTCTCCATAAGTTTAACTTGTTCTTCAGTATTACCCTCATCAATAGCTGATTTCATTTGTTTAGAAACATTTTCATAATTATTCTTAAAACCTGTTTTTAAACCTGACCGAGCTTTACTTTCTAAAGTATTAAACTTTTCTTCCCACTCTAGTGCTTTTCTTTCAGCGTCAGCACGTTTACCAACTTCTTTGGCAATACGTTTTCTAACCTTTTCTGAATAAGGCATTTCACTAGAATATTTAGGAACTTCTACTTTCTTTTCCTCTTTAATAACTTCTTCTTTAGCAGGTTCTTCTGTAATAGGTTCTGCATTAGTTTCTTCTTGAAGTTTTTCTAAAGGATTTTTTTCTACTTCGACTTCTTTTTCTTCTTTTTCATCGAGTTTTACTTCGACTTCTTTTACGTTTTCTGGCATAGTATCTCCTATGTTGGCGTAGATTATTCTACGTATGTTATATGCTTCGAGATACTAAATCTGGACTTTCCAAAGTACCTAATACCTCATCATCATTTATTATCACCATTTTGACTTTTTGTACAGAGATTTTTGCACCTGCATAACGTCCAAAAACTACCCAATCATTTATTTTACACCAAGGCTTCTTTCTATCAGAATAACATTCTGATCCCATTGCAATTACTTGACCCACACTATTTAAATAACCTTGCTCTTCCTTATTTTTATCAGTTAATATAATACCTCCTTTTGTCTTTTCCACTGCAGCAAGAGGTCGAATAAGTATGCGGTAACCAACCGGTTGAGGTACTTTTGTAGGGGTGGGAGTATCAAAACTACTCATCATCTATTTCTCCTTTTCTATATTTTTGACTCATTTCATTTATAATCTCTAGAGCTTTAGTTAATCCTTGACTATAACCATATACTCTTTTAAACTCAGATAAATCATCTACACCTTTACTTAAAAGGTTAATACCTAAATCTTGTTTATATGATTTAATTTTATTTTTGATTGCTATTAGTAGCTTCTCCATACTTCCTTGCAATTGCTTTTAAAGTCTCATCAAAAGATTTATTTGCTTTCTTGGATGCGATTGCAAATAATTTTGGTTTTAAAATTTTAAGAGATAATTTTTTATTTTCTAGAAATTTCTTAGCTTGTCTAATATCTTCTCCTTTTATACTCATTTCTTCTTTTCTTGCTTTTGTGTCACCCGTGCAGCTTTTTCAATAACATCAGCTTTCGCTAATGCATCTTGTCTATTTTGTACCCTTTCTTCTTTTTGTTGTCCTGCTTTAAATCTTTGTTCTCGAATATCTAAATCTTTTTTCTTTAATTCGAGACCTCCTAATTTAACTTGAGTATCAACATCTTGTTTTTGTTGTTCAGGATTAGGTGGCATTTGTTGCATTAGTCTTTGTGCAGCTTGAGCTGCTGCAGCAGCAATTAAATTTTCTTGTTGAATAGGAACTTCTTTCGATTTTTTATCTTGTAGTTCCTTATTATATTCTCCTGAAGAAATAGGAGTTTGAGGCGATTGCGCTTGCATTTGTTGTTGATATAAAAATGCCATATGTTGACCTAAGTGAGCCATCATAGGAGCATAAAGAACTTTCATTGCTTCTGGATTTCCTCCGAAACGTGGATCAACCATAAATTGTTGGTGAACTGTTATATGAGCAGCTTGATCTTGATCTTGAAAAGCTTTAATCGGATCTCCATTTAAAATCGCCATATTCTCAGAGACAGGATCCCTTCTAGGTGTTTCTTCATCTTGAATAAGTAAGTTTTCATAATCGGGAATATTTAACGATCCTAAAAAACGTCTAGTCGCTTCTTTAACATCCACAATATTGGGGGAAGATTGCGCAAGCTGCAAACCTGTTTGAGCCAACGCAATCCTTTGGGCTTGAGAAAAGATGTTAGGATCTGATACAGGAACGACATTAATATTTGCGTCGAAATCCTTGCGTCTAATTAACTTCTTTTCTCCAATTACATCATAGGGATATTCTTCATCTAGATATTCTCCATTCAGTCTATAAATTAATTGAAATTCCCTTCCTTGAGCTTGATGAACTCTTTTATGAATCGCACTAAAGACTTTAGATCCTTGTTCGATTAAAGCGATCGTTGTACCAACGGGACCTGATCCCGCAGAATCACCAACCATCGCATCTGCGATTGAAGCAAAACGTCTTCCTGATTCTGACATCATACCTAAAAGTTGAAGTAACGTTTGTGAAGGTTCCTTAAAAGGAAGTGAAACAAAACTCTTTCTTAAATCATCTCCATAAGCTTCAACCTCAATCCATTCACCTGGTGAGATCGTCATATCTCCACCTTCTATTCGTGCACCTTTAGCTCTAAAACCACCTTGTAGATTTGAGAAAGCTGCAGAATCCAATAAAGCTCTTAACGCACCTGTACTTGCGTGTTGTAGACCGCCGATCATATGAATTAAACCAAAGCCATAAAATCCTAAACCTGGAAGATATTTATAATGAACAAAATAAGTTCTCTTTTTTCTAAGTGTATCACCTTCTGTCCAATTTCTTCGAACTGCTAAAACTTGACGCGTATCATAATCAATCGTAACTATATAAGGAAGTCCTAATCCATCTTTATCTTCATCTAAATCGTAATCGATATGAACTTCTAAAACTGTGTGAATTTGATCAGCCATTGAAGGACCTATTCCTTCTAGACGTTGAAGTGTCTTTTGAACTGCATCTTCAGAAGTGGCATTATATCCTCTTTCTTTTGTCATCGCAACTTCTCGATAAAGTCCTGAGACCATATATTTCTTAATCTCATTAACTGAGAGTTTCATTACTTGAGTGTAACGTTCAGAAGCAATTAAATCTGTATTATTATTAGAAATAACAAAGTCTTCTGCTGGAACAAATTTAGCACAAATACGATCTAATGTATTATCAAAATATACTTTCTTAAAAGCACTTCCTGCTAATGATAAATAAAATAAGAGTTGATCGAGTTCATTAAAATAATCTGGAATTTGTGTGGTGACTTGAAAGTTCATAAAGTCTTGAACTCGTTGAGATTGATTTTGTTTTTTTTCTGTAACTTTACCAATAATTTGAGTTTTTACTGGACCTTGAGCTGGAAAAAGCTCAGAGATCGCACGAGCTTGAAATTGTGTAGCTGCCTCTGATAATAAAGGATGATGAACTCCCGACGCACCGGGAAATGGATCTTGTCGATCTTCAACTACGACCCCTAGCATTTTTAGACCCTTAGAGTACTGATCCTCCCAATCTTTTCTAGAGGACTTATCATCTTCATAATATTTAATTAAGTCGTTTGCTAATTTTCCCAAGACTGGCTTATCTAGTTTTTCAGCTAAGTTTCCATAGAACTTATCTTCCAGAGGACTTACCCATTCGTCCTCACGTCCTTCCACTTCAACTTTTACATCTTCACCTTTATCATTCTTATATTTAAGTGGTTTTTTTTCTAGGTTTACTTCTAATTCGGCCATTTATTTTTTTCTTCCTTTTTCTAGGTTTAGTTATTATCTTAGGAAAAGAAGCTCTTGATAACACTAAGCTGCTTTTCTCTTTCTTGCCATTTTTCTAAACGTTTTAGCAAGAGCATATCGTCTGGAACCTGGTGGACAGCTTTTACTTCCAAATTTTTTTCCAGTACATACTCCTTTAGTTTTTCTACGTTTAATTGAGGCTGTAGCTTTTTGTATCCATTTTTTAGCCATAGTTATGTCTCACTTTTTTATTTTTCTTTTTGGCAAATCGCCTAGCTGCTTTTTTACCTTTAACAGTGTAAGCAAATTTTTTCTTTCCGACTTTAGGCATGTTTATCTTTTCCTTTTTACTTTTTTATTTTTTTTCTTATTTTTCTTCTTCTTTTTCTTTTTTTTAGCCATATTTACTCCTTTAAGAACTATCTTAACTTGTTTTTAAGTGATTTGGAAACAAAAAATACTTATCGTCCTTGCCCACGATAACGTCGTTTATGTTTAGGAATACGTTTAGAGTAAGCTTTAGCATGACGTCCCGGGCGTTTTTTTCTAGTTCTCTTTATGTAGTTCGAAAACCCGTATTTGGGTAATGCCATTATCTCGGTGGATTATATTTTTTACGATTAGGTGCGCCTTCGATCGAAGTCGTTGTATCAGAGAATAATGTTGGATAAGTTTCTTCTATCGTTCTTCCGTGTGGGGGTGTCTGAAAAAGTTCGTTTCCTTTCTCGTCGGTTTGTACAGGAAGTTCTCTTTCTTTAGATTTTCCTTCTTCGTAACCATCATCATCGATAGGTTTTGCATTTGTTAAATTAGCGAAAGTATCTAATGCTGTAGTATCAGCCATAATTATCCTAAGGTTGTGGTGGAATATAAGGATCAGGAATATCTATTTCTCTTTCTTTAGATTTTCCTTCTTCATATCCATCGTCGTCCACCTCTTGTGATTTCTTTTTAAAGACGAAACTAGGTGTTGCTTTGATTCCGCCCCAAATATTTCCAATTTT